AAAATCTTCAAAAAAGCATACCTGTAACCAATTGGTTACCCATAAAATCACTGCTTTTTCTGTCCAATCCATAACTCAGGATTACCCAAATCCCACACAATTTTTGCTCCACACATAGGACATTTTTCATCTCTTTCCTCTTTGGTAGATTTTACCTCTCTACCACAAGTGCAATATCCGTACGTAACGGAGCCATCAATACTCTTCCAATATCCACTAACTATATTCATAAACCCTCCTAAATATAAAAAAGAAAGAGCCCTTGTTAGGACTCTCGTAATTCTTTAAGTCTAGCCATAAATATTTCAGCTTCACAAATAGTTAATGGCATAGGCATTTGATGTGTCTGTCCTATCCAATCTTTTTCTCTTGATATTGTTTGCGAATGTATCATACAATACTGATCTTCGTAATCCCATTCTAAGGTTACTTCTTGATCACTTTTTTTATTCTCATAAACAATATACTCATTAGACATGTCACTAACACGAACTTCGTATCCCATAGCCTCTATTTGCTTTTCAATATCCGTCATAAATATCACCATCCTTTCCATAACACACTATGTATCTCACACGACCATATCCGACAGAGCAAAAAGAAAAGCCTCAGCAAATGCCAAGAACATTTCTTTTAATAATTACTACATATTAACCCTTGCAAAATATGTATGTTCGTTGCCATGAAAAACCGCTGAAATTCTAGGAACCTCATTGTATTTTTCAATACATTCCTCCCTGAATTTAACTAATTCTTCAACACTATCAAACATAAATGTAAGCATAATATAAATCCTCCTTATTATTTTCTCATAATATAATAAGTATATGTCGCGTATGTTAGTCAGTCTTTCTGACAAGCCAAGAGTACAAACGATATCTAAACCCAGCAGGCTCAAAACGATATTTCAAAGCCTTTACTGTAAAATATAAATTAAGCTTCTCTTTCAATGTATTTCCTCCTTACCGTTGCTCTCATATTTATCACAAGTTGTAATAGCAGCATGACCAGTAATCTCACATGTTGGACAAGGTTGAATAAAGTCTCGCTCAGGTTCATCAGAAATATAATGTCTACATGTAAAACATTTATGCTCGTCATATGCGCTTTGTAATAGTTTTTTATATTCGTCTTCATAATATTTTTTCTGTTCAGGAGTAGGGTTAAATACTTCATTCCAATCGCATATCATTAGTCTTTCCTTTCTTCAGCCATATCAAAATTTAACCATTCCATTAAAGACACACAGCAGTCGGCACACAAGTCATAAGTTTTATGATACTCACGTTTCCACAAATCTTTTGCATTCAAAGTAATGGTAGTTAGATATCTCGTTTCAGTATCCGTGGGCTTATCAGAAAAATCATACTCGTATGTTTTTCCACATCTATCACATTTTTTGATATCAGACATAACATTATTCCTCCTTAATTTGAATAATATCGCTATAGATAGTAAATACATTTATGCTAGTTAATTTAAAACTTATTGAAAAATCATCATAATTTAACTCATATGAATACTTGTCGGTGTTGCAATCTAACGATATATCTGTATACGCCTCTGATACGAACCCTTTTATTTTTATTAAATCCAATGATTTATTGCTTGTATATATTGTCTCATTAATATCGCGTAGTATCTCACAAAAAATATTTATGAGTGATTCTCTATTATCAGACATAAAAACATAAGCTCCTGTATCTGATTTTTTTATATTTCTAAGAATATATTGTATGTCCTCATCGGCCTGTATATTAATATTCATAATATATGCCATAACATTACTCCTCCTCTTCTTTAGCCTTCTCTGGTTTTCTAGTGTCTTTCTGAATACCAATTAAATATCCATAAATCATAGCACTTACAATCTCGCCATTATTAAGAGCTTTCATATCGCTCTCACTTAATAATATCTTTGCCATAGTTAATATCCTTTCTTATCAATCCAACAAACTATTATCAATAATCTGAAAGTTGGCTCTATGAATATATAAAGCCTTACCATCTATTGATAACTTTGTAGTTTTAGGTAACTTCTCACAAACTTCGTAATAAACGCTATCTCCTGAATATGCACATATTGGGTCGCCAAGTTGTGATTGAATTACTACTGTTCTTGATTTACCAAGCATATTCTTATAACGATTAATCGTATTTGCTACGATTGGAAGTTCCCCTATATTCCCGGTACTATTACTTTCAATATCCTGCTGCTCTAAGTCTACATCCGGCTCAAGTCCTTCCTCTGCAAATATCACTGTACTTCCACAGTTTTCCACTTCTTTACCGTCTATGGTGATTGTTACAACTGATGACTGTACTTTGTTATAACCACCCTCAGCATAATCATATTCTCTTACGGTGTTAGCATTAAGGTCTATACGCTCACCATGCATAGTCATGAATTTTTCACCGTTATTGGTATAAAATTCAGCTAAATATTCATTTCCTTCAATACTTCCTTTCATTGACTGTACGCCACTGTTAAACATTTCATAGCCAGTTAAAGCGAATGCAATAACCGAAATCATTAATCCTAATAATATAAATTTTGTTGTTTTCTTTTTCATACTAATTGCCTACTTTCTCGAAGTCATTAAGACAGCTACCTGCTCAAGTAAACTGACTGTCTCTTTTATTTGCTGCTGCATTTCTAATATAATCTCCTTAATCTCGTTGTTTTCCATTTTTAACTTCATGATTTCAATTTCCATCTGTTCCTGTGTCATCATTGAATATTACCTCCTAAATATAAAAAATAAGAGCCTAAGTCCTAAGACTCAAGCCCTTTGCTTTAATAAATTACTACTGTTTAGTCATCATGTTAATACGATTGATTTTATCCTGAAGGTCAAGAATGCCGTATATTTGAACTAACGAATTATTAACAATCTGTAATTGCTTAGACATGATGTCTAAACGCTTTCCCAGATTATCATTTTTCATTTCCATAATACGAACCCTCTTTTCAAGTTCATCAATTCTTTCTTCTGATGTCATAATTAATTCCTCCTTAGATTATAATTTACTCATTAAGGAACATGTTTTTACTGCGAGTTTTTAGCCTCACTACAGAAATCACTTGTGTAAACCCATTTATCAGTATTTGTACATATACCATCAGAATGTACTTTTTCTGCTGCATCAAATGGGTAATCCTTGTATTCCGGGCATTTTTTCATATCTTCCAATGGTATGAAGCATTTACAGTCTTTACATCTTATTACCTGTAAATAATAACCAGAAGCCATCTTTTCAATTTTCTCAGTCCAATCTGGATTCTCTTTTGCGTACTCAGCTGTATCACATTCTTCTGGTAATCTCTTAGCTATCCTGTCTAAAGCGTTAGCAATCCTTGTAAGTTGCTTTAAAATATCATTGTCATATTTATTGTGCGTTGTCATAATGTAAAATCCTCCTTAATTTGAAAGTAACCAGAACTTAAATCTGTCTTGTAAATCTGACGTCGCTATATCATAGCTAATAGATACACATATCATAAATATAAACGTCCCAATTGCAAACTAATTGTGCGAATGATTAATAATATTAAAAATATAGTGGTCATTTATACCACTCTTTTTAATGTTACCTCTAAATTAGCATGCGATTCATAATCAGGTTCACCAAGATATGCGATCTTATAGTCGTAATAGGGTTGTAACTCTGGTGCTATTATGCGCACATTATCTAGCGTAATAACATCATTTCCGCTATTGATCTCCACATCAAAGTATATTTTATCATCATATCCTAATAAAAATAGCTGTATTAAATCAGCTAATCTTACATTTGGTGTGATGACTATCAAATCATCAAAAGTCATTATGTTTATTCACCTCCGATAATTAATTCACTATAAGGTAAAGTTTCAATCCACTTACAGAACTCTCTCCATTCGTCCAGCTTGTGGTCTTTGCGAGACTTATATATGTTTGTCAGCACCTCATAATTCATCATAACGTTGCGTGTCTGGTTATAGCTGCTCGGAAGAAGCTGGATCATCTGCCACCAAATATCTTTTTTAGCATTTTCAGTATTAACATTTAAAGACGAAAAGTTTAAATATTTATCCCTAGCTTCATTTAGCATCTTAATAGTGTTGCCTAAAATATCCATGGGAACTTTACCAGAAGGATAACCGTCAGGAGAATGTCCATAATCAATAACGCAATCCGCTGTGAAATCGTCATTCCAGGTCATCAGATGCTCCGTAGAGAAATCCTCCAGTGTAAACTCTTTCTCAGCAATCTTGTGCATTGTACTGCAAGAGTTCGCAACAGTACCAACTTTATAAGTATCAAATTCTTTCCCATTAATGGACTATCTTTTACTATTGTTTTTTGTGTGTTAAATACAAAAGAGAAAAGACCAAGATTTTACTCTGAGTCTTCCCCTAATTTTTACTTAACTATTTTGAGTTTCGATTTTATTTTTAATTTTTCCAAATCCTCTTGTGAGTATCCCCTATTGAGTAATAATTTTTCCGCAATTTGAATATCAGCTTCTAATGATTCGTTATCTCTACGCATAGAATCGGTTATAGCTTTTAATTCTTCAGTTTGTTGGTTTATCTCCTTCAATATTGGGTCCTCTTCTCTGACTTTTTTCTTAAAAAAATTAAACATAAATATCACCATCCTTTCATAAAAGGAGTTGTAAATCTCGCTAACACACAAAAAACAATAGGACACCATTTCGGTTTTCATGGGCTTCGTTTCCTAAAACCCAGCTACGTATCAATAGTAGCCCTACTCCCCCGCCCGGAAGGCATAGGGGATAGCCTCTACAGGTTCATTTCAAAAATATAAAAGAAATAAAAACAAAAAAGAATAAGGATCTTGCCTAACTACGATTCTAATAGAATCTCCACCGTTACTAGTCACCCTAGAATTGTGGTTAATATTTTTAATTCCACGGGCCTTATTCTCTCATAATACACCATGTAATTTTCGCGAAAATATATCTTTGAAATGTTTCCCACGGGATTCCAATGGGTGGTTCCCCGTTAGCCACGCTAAAATATAAAAAGAAAGAGCCCATGTTAGGACTCAATCTTTTCTAATAATTCTTGTGCTATATAATAATCTTCAATGTCCATTATATAATCAGTATATCCATCTAAGACTTTGCTTGATCTGATAGTTACCATATGTTTACATTTAGGTAACATCTGCTTCACAAAATATTTGCCTTTTTTGGAATTAATGTTGATTGTTAATGCCATTCTAGCTATCATATAAATCACTCCTTTCATTATAGGAGATGTAAATTTAGCGTGACCCCTAGCAATAACTAGGCAAAGTGTTTCATTGGCAGAAAGAACTACCAATACAACGGCGCAGTGATTCTCACATACACCGGAATCATTCGCATGAATTTTCTATGGTCAGTACCTGCTTTGGAGAGTCGCCGCATCAGAGCGAGATCAGCGTCTCCAAGATCGAACCCGACAACGTCATATCCAGCGGTCGCCAGTTTACTGTCTCCTTTCTCCCATGAATTCATAGGGTTTCGCATACCCTCAATAATAAACTCCATCTGCTCCGGACTTGCCAGAACTACATGCTCTAATTTAATCATTTCTTTTCCTCCATAATTTTAAAATAATATTCTTCACGAACCGGCGCCAAAGTTAGTCCAATATCTAGTAATGTTGCTTCATCAATGATGTCTAGTTCTCCTTCGTTGTGCCTTTTATTTATACTATAGTATCCACCAACACCAATCTTTCCATCTGTAAGAATATCCCGGATATCTTCGATGCCAATATATTCATTGGAAAATGTTTCTGCTGTGGCATAAATGCCCTTATTATCTCTGATTGGCGTAGCAAATCCAATAGGTTTATCATGCTCAAAATTCCAAGTCAAAGGAACTTTTTCGGGCATAGTAAGTTTACAATCTTTAGATATTTTATTAGAGAGTTGATTGATCACATCAAATAATAGAACTCTACCTTCTAATTTAATCATCTCGTAGCCTCCAATGTTATTTCCTTTTTACACTGTGGGCAAGTTATATATTTATATTGCGTAGATAAAGGATCTGATATATTCACTTTTTTAATTTCTATATCTTCTTTTTCATAACTGAATAAGCATCCGCATTTATAGCATCTCAATTCTGTTATTGTTCCAGGCTTAATAATTTTAATCATTCACGTTTCCTCCAATTCTTCAAAATATTTCTCATCAGTGTCATATTTAAGATTATGTATTATGAATTATAAATATCATTGTAAGCACCTCCTTATTGTATCTTCGATACTTTTTTTCACAGTATTTTCGTCGGTATTTGAATCAATCATCAAATAATCCATATGCCCGTTTGCCACGACAACTATTCGTAATTCCCCATATAATTTGAAAGTTAACTGAATATCACACTTGTATTTTTCACACATCTCATTAATATATTTTATCATGTTTTATATCTCCTTCTATGAATATCATAATCATCATTATCGCCATTTGTTCCGATGCAGTAACAAGTGCATTCGTTGTCTAATTTAAAATACAACTTAACAAAAGAACACATTATCGAGGCTATTATTTTTTTAATCATTTGATATATCCTCCGTCTTGCATTTTTTCTCTAAATTATCAGGAATATCATCATCTCCGAACATACACTGGTCTATCTCTTCAAAATAATATGGGCAACCATTACATTTCTCAAAATTTAATTCACTCATCGCTTAGCACACTCCTAATACTATTTTCTGTTCACACTGTGGACAATTTATGTATATTTTATGAAACCCAAGAAGCATGTGTTCATTTCTTTCCGTTATCACATCTTCATTTTCGTAAGAGAATAAACATCCACAACGTTGACATTTTTGCTTTCTAATGGTTCCAAGTTCTATAATTTTTATCATTATTTTCCCATCTCCTTTTCGTCTTCAGCAGCTTTTTCTAAACATGCTGCTACAGGACCATTTAATAATAGCTTCCTCTCAAAGAAGTTAGTGCTGCTTACAGGCTTAAACCAATCACCAACTATATATAATGAAGCGTTCGCTGTTAAAATATCAGTATCCTTAGCATGATACATTATGTGAATCTCATAACATACCGAAGCACCAACAACATACCTGTATAATCCTTTAGATCGGAA